TAAGCCAACAAATACTAAGCTTCATGTAATTCTTGATGACAGAGAACGTTCGTATAATGCAACTACCATTGCTGAACATTTTCAAATTCATCTTGCTTCACATATGATTGAAAAAACACGTCAATTTTTTCACGAAGAATATTTGTTTAATATACTTAAAATTTACGGTGTAGCAATTAAATGGTTGGTCTTTCCTTATGTACATGAGGTACTAGGTATTAAAAAGGCAATGATGATGGACGACGATGTATTTCTATTACAGCCGCTTGACCATTACTTTGAAAATGATTATGTTTTTTACAATGAATCTGCATTAGGAGTTATGGGTAAATTTGTAGAAAAAGTTTTAGAACCAAGATATAGAGATTTGGTTGATATTGCTCCTATGAGATATGATCCTTATTTTAGTATGAACTCAGGACAAGTTATTCATACACAAAATGAACATTATATTGAGTTCTTTAATCGAGCAATATGTAAAGATGTATACATACTCTTATTGGAAGGTGTAGACAAATATACAAAGAAAAGAAGACATGGCAAATATAGAACCGTAGAATATGGTTCTGAAAAGAATAACAGATCTATAGGTGGCAAGTATTGGATTATAGAACAAAACATATATGCAATTTATTATCGTTGGTTAGTAGAAAATAATTACGATGTTAAAAAGTTTGGTGCTGATGTTAGAATTTGGACAACGATTATGAAAGATGACCAAACTGTAAGGAAGCTTCCTGCATATATACATTACTTACCAACTGATAAGACTCCGCTATATACTACATATGCAAAAAGAGTTGAAGAAATTTTAGGAGAGCAAAATGTTTCTAGATAGAAAAAAATTACCGTCCGGTTATAAAGTCGGATTTACATGTTCTACATTTGATTTATTCCATGCAGGACATATCGTTATGCTACAAGAAGCAAAAACCTTGTGTGATTATTTAATTGTTGGATTATTGATTGACCCAACCGTAGACCGTCCTGAGGCAAAGAACAAGCCTGTTCAGACACCTTTTGAAAGATACATTCAGGTATCTTCTTGTAAATATGTTGATGAGGTTATACCTTTTACTACAGAACAAGAAATCATTGATATGATTTTAACTATCAATCCTGATATAAGAATTGTTGGCGAAGAATACAAAGATCAAGAACATACAGGTAAAGGTCTTTGTCCTGTACATTATAATCGCAGAAGGCATTCGTTTAGTTCGTCAGAGCTTCGAGAGCGTGTAGTCAATTCCAATAAATAAATTTAACGACGGATATTTTATATTATGAAAAACATTGGATTCGGAAAGATCGGTAAATCGGTCAAGTTCAAAAGAAATCGTTTCTCTCCTATCGGCGGAGATAACGAGCCATCTACAGTTTTAATTGCACTCGCAAATAATAATCCAGATAAAACATTTTATATTATCGGAAGGTCTGATTTTAGTACTCTAACAGAATCAGAGGCGTTGGAATTGTTTCCATACGATAATGTAATTGATATTTGGAAAGGTGTTAAGAATAACGACGATGATAATTTTTATCGTCATGTGATTAACTATTTTAATGCAAAAGGATTTAAGTTAGATTATACTGTATTGATGGTAGGTCAGGTTGGTACCGTTACGATTCCAGGTAAGATCACTCAAGTGAAACATTTAAAAGATGGTGTTTCCGATGGTAAACCTGCATCTGTAATTGATATGACAAAGAACTATACTTCACCTATTGCGATTTGGTTAAATGAAGAAAAACCAGATTATGTTGAAATTGTAAACGATCCAAGATATGTAATGAATCAATCAAGAGATATATTCCATTTACCAAATATATCTTTAGGTCAATATGATTATGAATACGAAGTAAGTAGTATACGATCTTATGAAGACCAAGAACGATATGAAAGAAAGGTTCCTTCAACTTATGCAGGTATGGAAACTTGTTTTTGTATCAACTACGAATATAAAGAAGAATTTAATACAAACAGAAAAGTTCCTTTTATGGTTATTCTTAATGAAGCAAAGCCTTCGAGATACAACCTATTAAAAGAATGGGTATTAAATGATTTCGATGATGTAGAAATTTATGGTAAATGGGAACATCCTAATACTGAAACCGATGCAAGGTTTAAAGGATCTATTCATCTTGACGACGTAATGGCAAAAATGAATAATGTTAAATTTACTTTCATTATTCCAATTGCACCAGGGTGGGTTACATCAAAGTATATTGAAATGATTCATGCTGGTGTTGTTCCATTCTTACATCCATCGTATGATGAACAAAAACATTTACCTATTCCAGATTTCTTAAGACCTAAAACTCCTGAAGAGTTTAAACAAAGAATGGATAGGTTATTAAATAATGAAGAAGAATACTTATCAGTGGTAAAAGGTTTGCGTAAACTAATCTGTAAGCCTGAACTATACGATGGTACATTCTTAAACAATAAAATTATGACAGCAATTGATGAAGATTATGTTATGCCTGACGTAACAAAATTTGAAAAGAAAACTGCTGCAACACTTGAGGACTTTTTCGGATGAGCAAAGAAATAACATGGGCACCACTAATTCCGCTAATTGGTGGACAAATGCTAGGAGCAGAGAAAGCTTTTGGTAAACCACCTGAAGTAATTTATTCTTATGATGGATTTCAGGACAACGATTCACATTATGTAAACTATCAACAAGTAACCAAAGGGCGCGATATTCCTTATGTATTATTGGATTCAGACAATCCTAAAATTAAAAAGGTAGATGTAGTATCAGGTACTCCACCTTGTGCTGCTTTATCTCAATTAAATACAGGTACGACCGCAGAGAGTAAAGGTGCAGGATGCGCAAAGAATGAATGGATGTATAAAGTATTTGAAGATGGTATTGATATTCTTGGAGCAAAAGTTGTTATTGTTGAAAACGCTCCTGCATTATATACCAACAAAGGTCGTCCAGTAGCAAACAATCTTTACGATATTTGTGCTCAGAGAGGTTATTCTTTATCCTTGTATAAAACCTCAACAAGATATCATGGGGTGCCACAAGGACGCGACAGGACTTTTGCGATTGGTTGGAAATCAGAATCTTCTCCTGTAATGAATTGGTATAATAGACCAAGAAAGAACTTCGCAGAATATCTTCAAGAGATTCCTGATAATGCATTACATCAAGATTTGATTATTAATAAGCATGTACCTGATGAACCTTATTATAACTTTATTAAAACAAAAACCAATCGTGATGTAAGAGAGATAATGGTAGAAGAAGATTGTAAAACCACTTTAAATTATATTATGAAAAAGGGTTGGATGAAAGAAGCAAACGAATGGTTCCACAGAACAGGAAACGAAAAAGGTATTAAGTATTCAGATCATGCAATTAAAAAGTTTGCTGATGGTAAAGGTGTATGGGACGGTTCAGTACATGTCTTTGGTGAATATATGAATGCTGTAATTGGTCGTAATATGGTTGACACAATGCATCCTATTGAAGAAAGATCGTTAACCATTCGAGAAGCTTTACATATGATGGGATTCCCGGAAGATTTTGAATTATTACATGGTTTGAAAAAGATGAATCATATTGCTCAAAATGTTCCTGTGCCAACATCAAGAGATTTACATAAAGAAATTCAAAAGTTTTTAAAAGACGAATTGCCTTTATCAGAAACAACCTATTTAAGACAAAATAACCATAAACAATTAATGGAGTTTGATCCAAAAGGAAAAGATACAAGTACTAATCTTGAAGAATTCTTTGCATAAACTATTGACATTCACAACAAAATAGGTTATAATAAACAATATGAGAAACGACTTAATTATAGATTTTGAAACAATGGGTCAAGACGTACATAACTGTGCGGTCATTGATATGTCAGCGATGGTATTTCAATGGGACAAGTTTACTTCAGATGACCCATACAATTTAGGCGATGTATTCAAAGTGAAGAAATTCAAATTGAATGTATCTGAGCAAGTAAAGAATTATAATTGGGTAGTTGATAAAAGTACATTAGATTTTTGGTCACAGCAAGATTCTGAAGTAAGAAAGAATATTGCTCCTAAGAGTTCTGATTTGTCAGTTGCTGATTTCTGTAAGCAATTTACAGATTTTCTAATTGACGGACCAAAGATTGATTATTGGTGGTCAAGGTCTAATTCTTTTGACCCAGTTATTCTTGAGAGAATATTTAAATCTCAAAACAAAGTACAACATTTACAATCTCACTTACAGCATTGGAAGGTTAGAGATACAAGAACTTTTATTGATGCTAAATTTGATTTTAGTTTAAAGAAAAATGGATTTCCTCCTTGTGCTAACGATGATAAATGGGATTCGGTATTTAAAGCACACGATTCAGCATGGGATGTATTGGCTGATGTTTTGAGATTACAATCCATCACAAGAGCAGAAAATGATATGGAGCAAATTACAGTATGAAACTTGAAGTAAAAACAGAAGAACTACAAAAACAACGATTATTCATTGGAACACCTATGTATGGTGGTTCTTGTGCAGGTATCTATACAAAGTCAACCAACGATTTGAGTATGCTATGTTCAACGCACAAAATTCCAATGAAGTATTATTTCTTATTTAATGAAAGTTTAGTACAAAGAGCAAGGAATTATATCGTTGATGAATTTCTTCGTTCTGATTGTACTCATTTATTGTTTATAGATTCAGATATTGGATTTGACCCGAGAGATGCTTTGGCATTACTTGCATTACAGATTTCAGATCCAGAAAAATATGATATTGTCTGTGGACCATATCCTAAGAAAACTATTGCGTGGGAAAAGGTATCAGTTGCTGCTCAGCAAGGATATGGAAAAGATAACCCATTTGAATTAGAACAATTTACATCAGATTTTGTTTTTAACCCTGTATCAGGATTAAAACAATTTAAGCTCGCGGAACCAGTAGAAGTTGCAGAAGGCGGAACTGGGTTTATGTTAATTACAAGAGATGCACTCGAAAGATATCGAGATACATATCCTGAACTTGCATATAAGCCTGACCATGCTCGTACTGACAATTTTGATGGTTCTCGAGAAATACATGCTTTCTTTGATTGTGTCATTGACCCAGAGTCAAAGAGGTATTTGTCTGAGGATTACTTTTTCTGTAGAATGGCTCGTAAAGCCGGTCTATCAGTTTGGATGTGTCCTTGGATGAAAATTAACCATGTTGGTTCTTATATCTTTAGAGGTGACATGGGTTCTCTAGGTCAATTAGGAGTGACTGCAACTGCTGATGCAAAATCAAACAGAAAGTCTTATAAACCTATTGACAAGTCCAAGTAAATAGTATATAATATACACTAAATAATATCAATGGAGAAATTATATAATGAAATTTTCTAACGAAACCTTGACGGTCTTAAAAAGCTTTACAGCTATCAACAAGTCAATCTTAATGAAAGCAGGTAATGTTCTTAAGACTATTACTCCAGAGAAAACATTGATTGCTATTGCAGACATCGCGGATGAAATTCCATCTGATGCTTGCGTATATGATCTTTCAAGATTCCTATCAATTTTATCTCTGTATAATGATCCGGATGTAGAGTTTTTTGATAAATACTTTATTATCTCGGAAGGTAAAAGACGTACTAAATACGTTTATGCCGATCTCTCAATGATCCACACTCCACCAGAGAAGGACATTACTATTCCTTCGGCTGATGTCGTTGTGAACGTATCACAAGGAGATTTGTCTTCTGTATTGAAGGCAGCAGGGGTATTACAATTTTCAGAGATTGCATTTGTAGGCGAAGGCGGCAAATGTTTTCTGAAAGCTATCGACAGTGCTAATGACAACGCAGATGACTTTGGCGTTGAAATCGGTGAAACTGACGATACGTTCAAGATTATCATTAAAACTGATAACTTGAAACTCATGCCTTTAGATTATGAGGTTACTCTTTGTTCAAAAGGTATCTCAGAGTTTAAAGGAAAAGGTGTCACATATTATGTGGCAATAGATTCAAAGTCGACTTATAATAAAGGTGATTAATATGAATGAACCAGTACAAGGTAATTTTGGCCAACAAGGTCAAATGCAAGAGGTGGTTATCAATCTTGGAGATATCTCAACTGTGTTGCAGATTATTGACGTAGTCTCTCAACGTGGCGGATTTCAAGGACAAGAACTCGCAGGTGTCGGCATGCTAAGAAATAAACTCGAAGCATTCCTAAGACAACATGCTCCACAGCAAGATCCTAACGTAGGTGAACAAGCTGTAGGCGTTGACACATCTGTGACAGACGGTGCTCCTTTAGCTGATAAAGTTGTTGATTAATTTTAACAGCTAAACCAATTCTCGAGAAGTGGGGGTACTGCAAAGTCCCCCCGCGTTTTGACTCAATTTTTTTATATAATGTTTATGGTGATGTATGATTGAAGCAAAAGCTAATGAAGTCTTATGGGTCGAGAAATATCGTCCGCAAGTAGTTGCTGATACTATTCTTCCTGATAAGACAAAAGAAACCTTCCGCAAGTTCGTATCCGACGGAAGTGTACCAAATCTATTATTGACCGGAGGACCCGGTGTTGGTAAAACCACAATCGCAAAAGCAATGCTTGAAGAACTCGGTTGTGATTATATTGTAAAGAACGGTTCTCTCAATGTTAATATAGATACCCTCCGATACGACATCTCTACTTTCGC